TATCTTCTTCATAAAAACTTGGTATAGGTCTATCCTTATCATAGTTTTTTTTGACGTATTTACATAATTTTTGAAACCAACTATTGATATCTTTTTCCGATAAAGAAGGTACCTTGTTAAAATACTTAAACTGTCCACATTCACGTCTACGGAATTGTTCATGTGTGATTTTTTTATTTTCATATTTAAAACAACTATAACAGAGTTTTTGAGCTTTTAGTTTATAAACTTTGTAAAAAATTATATTATTGTAACAAAATAACGATGATATATTTTTTTTATAAAATCTAACTAAATCTCTTACCTGCCAATTATTACTTTTTACATAGGGTTGAAGTGGATTATCACATATGTAACATCTACCTTTACATTTAATATTAATATACATAAAAGAAAAACAATTTATTCTTTTATGTACTATAATGAAGTTAGACAACCGGATGGAACTAGTGTTATAGGTATAAATTACGACGAAGAAAGACCAAATATATTGGAAGTTTTACCTACTATCGAAAGTCAACAACAACAACAACAACCTGAATACCAAATATTCAAATTGGATATTGTATATTGGCTGAATTTATTTACTGTTGTAATCAGTATATATTATACACTTATATATGATAATATTATATCTACATTTAACTGTTTAGCATGTATATTACCATTACATAGCACACAAAATAATAATATTTACGGTATTATTGTGTACACAGTATACATTATTTTTACCATGTTATTAACAGCGTTTTTGGGTATATATGAATATATATGGTATTATTTTATCTGTAATGTTATAATTATGTGTATTTTTTTAACCTCAGTTACAAAATACGTAATGTATATCAGGAATCAAAATCAAACCATAAATGAACATGTTATATGAAAAAAAAGACTTGGATATTGCTAGAGGTCTATACAAAAACCAACCGGAAAAATGTGAACAATTTGTGAGAAGTATTCATAAGCTTAGAGAATCTCATAAAAAGTACAATGATAAACGAGAGAAAAGTAAAATAGTTTTTTTAGATATGGTTCCAGATAAACATATAGTAAATAGACATAAGAATATTACGTGTCAGGCTATAACAATGAGTGGTAAACGATGTTCTTTTAAATCATCATGTGGAATGTATTGCAAAAAACATAATAATAGTCATAAAAAATAATATATTGTTATAATAATAATGTTAGATCAAGAAACACTCAGACCCGTTATAATATCAATGGCACTTTACCTCGCTATATCACAAATTATTCCAGAAATTCTTAAAAAACCAACAAATATAGGACCCATTGATGAAATTGTTGCCATGTTAATCGCGCAAAAGGGGTCACTAACTTCCGGAGCTATTCTCACTGGACTCATTATCTTTGTCACTAATTACATTAACGATGAATTCTTGTAAAATATTTTTTTTACATGTGAGCATTCGGGTTTTCGTATGATCCATATATCTTATTTTTTTATTGTAAGCATCGACCATAAATTCCATGAGTTGGTCTACACTGGGTTTTCCCCACTGCATACCTTCTTTGTATAAAAAATCATCTCGTGGTATTTCTTGTAAATCACATTTAATAGTATAAGGTGTTTTTATATATTCTTTTGCCCCACCATAATCTGTTATTATGACCGGTTTGTTTCTTATAGCAGATTCTACTGCACCCATACCAACACCTTCTGATGAAGAGAAGCTTACATAACAATCTGATTTACTATGTATATCTTCCATAACTTCGTCAGATACCAGGTCGTTTATAACAGTTACGTTTGGTAAGTTTATATTAACGGGTTGTTTACATGTAGCTTTAACAATTAATCTAGAGTCTGGTTTATTTAATCGTAAAAAACACTCTAATATTTTATTAAAATTTTTACGAGGATCGTGTACATTACCTATATGGTAAAATGTATACGGTCTTTTATCAGGTATATGCGCGTGTATTACAAAAAAATGTTTATTTGGAAATTGCCTTTTAAAAATTGTTTTACAATATTCACTTGGTACTGCAATTTTATCAAATAAATCAAAAAGATTACCGTAATCTTCGTGTACTGTTTCTGTTTCGCATACCGTCATACACGTCACATGTTTTACTTTTCTTTTAATTTCTGGTATTTTGTCTAACCAATACTTCACGGGAAGTGCAAATATAAATGCATATTCAGACTCTGGTATTTCATCGTGTATTTCTAAATATTTAGTGTGTTCATCGGTGGGAAAAAGGTCCATGTATTTTTTACAGTGTTGACCTATTCCACTCAGGAGAGTTGGACCTATGAATAACATTTAGTATAAAGATAATATTTCTTTTATATATATTACGCGATGGACTCTGTCAGAGAAAAAATTGAACATGCTATGCAACGACCAAAAATTCACAAAACTGAAATATATGGTATAATTAAAGAAATTGCCGACATTATTAAGGCACCAGCTCCAGCTCCAGCTCCAGCTCCAGCTCCAGCTCCAGCACCAGCACCAGCTCCAGCACCAGCTCCAGCTCCAGCACCAGCACCATCTCCAGCTAAAAAAGCTGCTACACCAAAGAAAACACCAGCTAAAAAAGCAGCCGCTACTCCAAAGAAAACACCAACTAAAAAGTCGGCTGCATCTGCATAGGCACCGGTTGTGAAACTTTACAATTTAGTAAGTAATAACCACCACCCATAAACATTAAAAATATAAAAAGGTACATTAATGGAATTTTCTTTCTTTTTTCTTTTTCCATTTTTTCAATATCATTCTTATCTGGAAGTTTCTCGACATTTATGTTGAGTTCATCTATCTTACCGATAAGTTTATGCAAAGCCTCGAGAATCTGAACTTCTCTATTTATAGGTTTTTCTTTTACATCTACAGTTGTTATTTCAAGAACCATATACCACTCTGCATCAGGTTGTAAAGTAACGTAATCAGTATCTTCTTGATACTCGTATAATTCAAAATTTAGTTTCTGTATAGATATGGGATTAAATAAGTTTGTTTGTCTTTGAAACCCTTTCCATTGTTTATCCCTGATGATAGTATGCGAACCGTGGTTGAAATGTCTTTCTAATGGTACTCTCGCTAAAATCTGTCCATGTCTTTCATCGAGTATTTGTGCTCTTTTTGGTATATCTTCACATATAATATCAACGTATTTTGCAACGCTACTCACATGTGAATCAGAGTTCGGATTAGATTGACCAATCTGTGTGATATAAAAATCAACTGGTTTCAGTCCACATACCTGTGACATTTCTTCTAAATGTAAATTCGATTCAAGTGTTAGATCTATAGAAAATGTATTATTTGAACCATTTACATATTTTGAATCTATTATAATGTATTGTACTTTTTTGTGTAAGTCCTGGAGTGAAACCATCTTGTATTTACAATATAAAAAAATAAACATAAATAATAGCATGTTTTCGTTCTACTCTAGTATATCTCGCTTATTGGCTTCAAATACACAAACACTAAAATCAGTGGAATCCCATGTATCATTACATTCTAATACGATACACTCTAATATGATGTTATCATCAGATTTTTCTACTAATAAGATTATATCAAAAAATGACAGTGATGAGACTATTATTTTAGAATATTTAAAACATGACAAAACATTCGAAGAATATACTCCTAAGTTTTTTAAATATAAGTATAAAAATATATAAAAATGAAATGGACGACTATATCGCCTTACACACATACGACTATAAACTCTCTTTTTGTCAAGCGACAAACGAACTCCCGGGTGACATGCAAAGACTTGTATGGGAAAAACTTAATACGTACGAATCATGTGATCTCGTGTGTCCGGGAGCCCCTCAACGAGCCTCCAGAAATACACGATTCTCAAAAGAGAGAATCGAAACTCTGGTTAACCGATGGAGAGAAAAGTGGGGCGAACCTACTCCGTGAAAATATGAATACACTTGAACGTGAACAAATGTGTTTAAATGATTACGAGCGTAGTGAATATGATTCATATTCACTCGTACTTTATAAACTACTTCTCGATGATCTTAAACACCAAAGACGCGAATTACAATATTCTAATATTTTCGGTGATAAATGGCGAAAAACACCCACTAATAAAAGTAATTTATTAAATATTCGTAGACGTATATATGAAGTTGAGAAGAGCTGTAAAGATTTTATAAAAAAGGAACGCGCATTTAAGAAAAAGTATTTTCAAGATGAAAATTACATTATTAAAGGTATAGATGTAGAGTAAATAAATTGTAATATGTTAAATATAATAAATCCGTACACTAAAACCATTAGAATATCATGCCCTACTAAACGTAAAGAAGGTATTACGGAATACGAACAAGTCAAGACTAAAATTAAAAAATCAACACTGAAATACGGTGTAGCTATTTCGACGTATAACTTCATTTTTCATACACCCGTTGACGGTGTATCTGCTACCTTAGGGACAATTGCATCGTGTATTTATATAGATTCGTTGTCATCATATGTAGATAATATTGAAAGAATATCCGGTTTGAATAAAAGATTATTGTTACCGACATGTTTGGCATTAGCTGAATCAATGTGGAATTCTAATGATTTACCGTTTGATTTTAATATGGGAGCAACTTTATTTGGATTTTTGGCGTATAAAATGGCTTTTTATCAAATTATAGCTGAAGAATTATTGATGAACGACGATGACCTAAGTAGTATCGATGAAATATAAAAATTAAAAATAAAAATAAAAACAAAAACAAAAATGTCCTTATTCTTTAATCTTTTAAAAACACACACTGACATAATTGAACCCAAAGATATGAACGAAGTCATGACTAATGCTTTGGGTTTAGTCGTAGGTGTTGACGTTGAAGTTTTTGCACTTAAACCCAAAGATGATTTTCCGACTGAACTTGGTGATAATACGT